AACGCCGCGCCCTCGAGGGTGCAGCGGTTTTGAAAAAATGCGAAGTCTGCGAGGTTGTTCTGCTCGACGTAGTCGTAGGTCTGGTCGGTGATCCCGTAGGTCTCGAGCGTCAGGCCGTGACGGCCGGCGATCTCTTGGGCCAGTTGCAGGAACTTGACCTTTTCCCACGATTTGCTCCGCGTATCCTTCGCAGACTGCGGGACGGAATAGGCCCGCAGGGTGATGATGCCGGACTCGGGGACGACGCTTTCGACGAACATTTTGCCCGTCTTGGCAGCGCCGTCCTCGATGGCGATGGTGTCGCCCTTCTTGGGGTTCCACGAGTCCCACAGCTCGCGGGTGTCGTTGAGTTTGAGTAGCAGCTCGTCGCTCTGCTTTTCGGCGTACATATCGTGATAGCAGCGGTGGACGCTGATGTCCGGGTAGATGTCGACGCCTTCGTATAGGATCTTCACGGCGTCACCTCCTCCACGGCGGCAGGGTCTCCGGCGTTTCCACGGTCTCGACGATCGGGATCCGCACAGCCTCGCCGCCCTCGAAGATCAGTACGTCGCTGAGGTCGGGGTTGGCCTCGATGATGGTGCTCGCCATGCGCTCCTCGTTATAGGCGACGAGCGCGATGCTGTCGAAGGTGTCGCCGCCCTGCGCCACATAATCAATAAAGCCGACTGTCTGCTGTGACATAGGCACCGCCCTCCCTTCTGCTGAGTGCCTCGAGGATGAAGTCGATGAACTCCGGCTCGAGGTCGCGGAGCTTTCGGATCAGGGCGTCCTCGTCGGTGTCGCCCTCGACCTTGATCTGCGGCGAGAAGGACAGGCCGCTCAGGTCATAGACCACAGCCGTGCCCGATCCGCTGCTGATGGGTTCGTAGTCGGCCTCGCTGGATGCGCCCAGCATCCGGCCGGCCTCGGCCCAGTAGGACAGGTTTTGCGAGCGGTATGCAGGGTTGAAGCTGATGACCGCCTCGGTCGGGTAGCGCGGATCCTCGCCCGCGATGGACGGGCCGCTCGTGAAGCCGCCGGTCGCATAGCCGGAGACGCCGGTGCTGCCGCCTCCTCCACCTCCGAACAGGCCCGCGATCTTACTGATGACGCCGGAGCCGAAGCTGACAATTTTCGATACCCAGCCGACGATCGTGCCGAGCACGCTGGCGATGGGTTCCAGAATAGACAGCAGCGGAGTCAGCAGCGGGGTGATGGCGCCGATCAGGCTCAGGATCGGAGGGAGTAGTGCCTGAACGAGCTGCATCAGGGGATCAAGCAGCGGCATGATGACGCTGTTGACGATTTGCAGGGCCACTTCCAGCAGCGGGGTGATGACCGGCAGCAGGCTCGAGATGATGCTCACCAGCACAGGCAGCACAGCGCTGACGATCTGCGTGATGATCGGGAGCACGGTGGCGAGCAGGCTGGCAATAGGTGGCAGGATCGCGGAGACGATCTGCATGAGTGGCGGGAGGAGCGTCTGCACGAGGTTGAGAAGCGGCGGGAGCAGAGTGCTCATTAGCTGCGTCAGAACGGGCAGAAGGTCGGCCGCGAGCTGAGAGATCAGGGGCAGAACGTCCTCGAGGGCGTCGGCAGCGCCGGTCAGGAACTCGTCGACAAACGGGGCCGCAGCCTCGACCGCCTTGGAGATGGCCGGGGTGATCTGCTCCATCAGCTTTTGCAGGGTCGGCATGAACTTGTTGAGGCCGTCGAACACAGTGTTCGCCATAGGCTTGAGGGCCACTTCGAGCCCCTGCTTCATAACCTGAAGCCGCTCGGCGAAGTCGTAGGTGTCATCGGCTGCGCCGGCGATTGTCTCGCCGTTTTCTTGCAGCTCAGCCGTCAGGTCTGCGACGGCCAGAGAGCCGTCTCGGATTGCTGCGGCCATCGTGGAGCCTGCCCTTGTGCCGAAGATCTCCGACGCGATGCTGGCGGCCTCTGCGGCCGTCCCGGCGTTTTTGATCTTTTCGTAGTACATGGCGAGCCCGTCGCTGGCGCTGATGCCCTCCTTGGCGAGCGTGGCGACGCTCTTTTTCATGGCGCCGAGCACTTCGTCGGTGTTTACGCCGGCCTTGTCGAGCTGGCCCATCAGGGCGCTCGCCGTCTCGAAGGAGTAGCCCATCTCCTGAAGCTGCGGGCCGAACTTCTGCATATCTGCCATCAGATCCGTGAAGCCCATGCCCGTGCTCTGGCTGACCTTAAAAATGTAGTCCATAGCGCCGCCCATGTCGTCGGCGTCGATGTTCCACTGTTGGAAGGCTTGGCTCGACTCCTCGATCACGCTGCCGAGGTCGTCCCCGAGCATATCGCTCACTTGGATGGCCTGCTTGGAGATCTCCTGAAGCTGCGGGCCGGTGAGGCCGAGGCGGGTGTTGTAGTCTGCGATCGCCTTGCTGGCGTCCTCCATTGTGGTCGGGACGCTCTTGTAGACGGCGTCGAAGTCATCAAGAAGCCCGTCCAGCGCGTCGCCGGTGGCGCCGGTTCCGATGCGGATAGCATCAGCAGCGTCATCGAAGGACGCGCCGAGATCCTTCATGTACTTTCCGGCCTCGACGACTGCCTTGCCTGTCGCCACAGCGATGCCGCCCACGGCTGCACCAACGGCCAGCGCCTTCACGTTCAGGCCGCTGATTTTCTTCTGAGCCTGTTCGATGGCTTTGCCGAGTGATGGGTCGATGCTGCCGGCCAGATTGACGACCGCCTGCATCGTTTTTCCGTTTGCCATGTGCGTCACCTCCTTCTGATGTGGGGTTTCTTAAAGCTGGCCGCACGAGTCGGCCGGCTCGCTTGGAGCCGCTTGGCCTCCTCGACGGCCTCCCCGTATTCGGTCAGGAAGTCGGTCAGCCTTCGCTCTCCGAGGTCTCGCGTCGACGTGTGGAAGGCTCGGGCGTAGTCTCGGATTGCGCGTCGGAGCTGTCGGGGGTGTAGGGTTCCTCCGACTTCCCGGAAATAAAATCCCGGCCGATCCTCATAATCTTCATAACGTCGTAGCCACGGACGCGCTCGAGGTCGGAGATGTCGATCTCAGGGTTGATGGCGATGATGGCAGCGAAGCCGAGGTAGAGGTGCAGGCCGTAGTCCAGCTCGGCCGCGCCGGCCGCGTTGCCGTTCTTGGATCCGCTGGCGCTCAGCTTTCTGGCGTCAGCTTCAGCAAACGCCTGTGCGGTGATCTCGCTGATGTCATAGGTCAGCTCGTCGTAGCTCTTGCCGTTGATCTGCACGGGGTTGTCGAGCTTGATGGTGTTCTTCATTGGGTGCGTCTCCTTTCGATAAATAGAGGACGCCGCACAGGCGCGGCGCCCTTCAGGTTACAGCAGGCTGCGGATGTCCTTGGCGTAGTCGACGCCGCCGACGCGCAGGATCGTGTTGAGCTGGTCGATCAGCCAGTATTCAGCGCCGCCGACGTAGAGCTGGTAGCGGCTCACGGCAAACGTGGCCTCGTTCTCGCTGGTGTTGCCGGGATCCACAGAGAGGCCCGGGATGCCCTTGGAGACACAGCGGAGGAACGCCTTGCAGCCTTCGGTCTTGGTGGAGCCGTCGGCCTGCTTCACGTCCTGAGCCCAGCGGATCTCGATGGTCTTGCTCTCGAGCTTCATCATGTTCCGCAGGCCGAGGTCAATGCCGATCTTGGTGATGGACGCCTCCATAGCCTCGATCTGGCCGAGGATGGGGGCGGTGTAGGTTCCCATAGCCTTGAAGTCAGCGGTCACAGGAGTGACGGCCGGCAGCGAGATGGTCACGTCTTTGGCGACGAGGGTGCCGCCGATGTAGACGGTGTCGGCGAGGATGGGGCCCTTCAGGTCGAGCCACAGGTTTGCCATTACTCGTCACCTCCTTCGTAGTAGACGGAGAAGCCCGCGTCGGTGTAGGCGACGTAGACGCTCGCAGACTTGAGGGGCGGGGTCGGGGTGACGGCGATGTCCCAGCGGAAGTCGCCATTCATCACGTCGGTGGTGCTGTTCTCGCTCTCGAGGAACAGGATCACAGGGGAGCCGAGCAGCGCGCCCATGCTGACATAGCCGTCGAGCTTCTCCTGCTCGCGGTTGATGATGCGATCCTTCAGCGCGCGGGTCATGGGCTCGTCGATCTCCGGGCTCCACTCGCGCTGGAAGTCGTTGGTGATGTGCATGAGCATCCGCATGGAGACGTCGAAGATCGCGCGGGGATCCACATTTGCGCCGTAGGTGTAGGCAGCCGTATGGTCGCCCCACAGTACCCACTCGCCGCCCCACGCGACGGCGGTGCTGATGCCGTTCTGCGTCAGCTCCTTGCCGGTCTGCTGGTCGAAGCCGCGGTTGTTGGCGTTGGCGCCGAAATACTGCTTGATGATGGGGATAGCCTTGTTGCCGCAGGTCTCCATCGGGACGCTGTTGTGGCTGAAGTCGGCGCGCATGAGCTCGACCACGGCCATCGTGCTCAGGTGGTACACGTTGCCGAGATTGTCCACGCCCTGCGGCCAGTAGACCTTGGAGCGCTCGCCGGTGAAGGCGTTGGCCTTCTTCCATGCGATTGCCTTGGTGATCGTGTCGACCGCCTGCGCGGTGCTGTCCACGAGGGGCAGGTCAGCCACGACGAAGGCGTCCCAGTGGCCGTTGATCTTCTGGCTGGCCGTCAGCATAGCATTATAGACGGCAGGACTGTGGCTCCAGCCGGGGGCCGCGATCAGATTGCAGACCGCGAACTGCTCGGGATAGAGCAGCGTGATCGCGCTCAGGCCGCTGTATTCGCCGGAGGAGGTGACGCCGCCGATGATGTCGCTGTCCTCGACGCTGTCGTCCACCTCGTAGAAGGTGGCCGTCAGGTTGCCGGTGAGCTGCGCGTCGTCCTTCAGGCTGGTGATGATGACCGTGCCCTTGGTAAAGTTGTAGTCCACGGCGTAGTCAGAGCCCTCGACGTAGTTGCCGCTGGTCGCCTTTGCGATGGTCAGCGTGTCGAGGATGATCGTGCTGCTGGCGAACTCGGCACGGCCGCCGGTGAAGGCGAGGGTCTTGGTGGTGGCCTCCTCCTTGCGGTGCTTTCCCTCAGAGGGGTCGAGCACGTTGATGACGTAGATCGGGCCGATGTTCCCGAGGGTGTTGTTGAAATGTGCGTACATAACCTCGCACAGGGTAAAGGTGCCCCAGTCGGCCGCGTAGCCGAGCTTCTTCGGCGCGTCGACCAGACTGGTGATCTTGATCGGCGCGTTGATGACGCCGGCTTTGTCGAAGCCGCGCACGAGGTTGACGGGTGCCGTGCCGATATAGACCGGCGTGGTGCCCGCCTGCACGGCGCTCTGTGCCACAGTTTCGCCGATGTGGCCGTAGGCGCCGTAGAGGTATTCGTTTGCCATCTGCTTATCCTCCTTTGCATGAAATTAGGGCAGCCACAGGGCTGCCCTTAAAGCAGGTGTTGGTAGCTTTCCGGGTTGCGGGTCAGCGCCTCCTCGACGGAGAACTCAGCCCACGCAAACCAGTACGGGTAAAAGTCGGGGACGGCGTCTTGCTCGGCGACGGGGCCGAAGGAGATGCCTTCCTCTTTGATGACGCGGAGGTCGCCGAGGTACTCGGCGTTTTCGATCCGTCGGAGGGCTGTGTCCACAAAATTCCATGCGTCACGCCAGCCCTCTCCGTTCTTCACGAAGTAGGCCGCCGCGGCCTCGTTGTATTGCTGGACGTAGGAGCCGCTGCCGTCGCCTTTCGGCTTGTAAATGTCGGGCCCGTGATAGCCGGGATCCCACGCCGAAAAGAGGAGCCGGATCTTGACGCTGCGGGCACTTCGGATTAGGCGGTCGTCGCCCTGAACGAGCTGCACGCAGACCGACGGGATCGGTGCGGCGATGTTCGGCGGCGTCCTGTCCTTTGAGGGAACGAAAAGCGAGAAGGCGGCCGGGTTGACCAGCTTGTAGGGGTAGGAGGCGTCTGTGGCCTTATCGTCCGGGAGCTTCAGCTTGACCAGAGGGCAGACCTCAGCGGTCAGCCAGTCCCGGACGGTTTCGATGCTGTTGACGATGGACATGGCGGCACCTCCTACATGGTGACGGTCTGGCCGAGGGCCACGGTGGCGATCCCCATGTCCTCGCTCCAGTCGTTGACGATGTACTCGCGGCCGTCGACGTTGAGCCCTTCGCCCGCCGGGCGCCGAGCAGGCAGATCCTCGACCGCCGCGTAAAGCAGCAGAGAGGACTCCGCGACGCTCAGCTCTTGCCCCCCTTGGCGTTCCTTCAGGGCGTTGTCGTCCAGCACGGCAGCGATGGCCCGGCCTTCGACGGTGTGCTTCTCACCGAACTCGTCGAGATTGAGAAACGTGCGCCGACGGTCAGCCTCGACCATCGCCTTGAAGCTGAAGGCCATCAGACAGGATCGGCGGCGCCGATCTGAGGGGGCTCCTCGTCGTCGGTGCCGTCATCGGGCTGCTCGGCCTTGGCGGCCTCGATGGCAGCGATGACGTCGGCCTTCTTGCGCATGGCAGAGGCGTCCACGCCATAGCGCGCGGCCACTTCCTTCAGCTCGTCGAGCTTCATGTCCTCGTCGTACTCAGGGGCCTCGTCGGCCGCGGTGTTGGTGCTGGCAGGCTCGTCGGCGTCGTCGCCGTGATCGGGTGCGGGCTGCTCGGCAGGCTCGTCCTGCTCGCCGATGTACTTGGCGACGCCTTCCTTCACCAGACGGGCCTCCAGCTCGTCGTCGAACTTCTGAGGGCCGTCTGCTTCAGTGATGGGGATCACCTTGCGGCCGTTATAGTAGCCGAAGGTGCCCTTGATGATCTGGATCATGCTCTGCTCCTTTCTGCTGCGCTCAGTCCGTCAGGACGTCCGCAACGATGAACGGGCTCTTGTTGTTGGGGATCATCAGCGGGCGGCTGGAGATGGTCAGCGTGCGGCTGTTGCCTTCGGCGCTGCTCACATACTTCGGCACGCGGCGGCCGGCGTAGGTGTGGAACTCGCCGTCGCTCTGCTCGACCTGAGAGACGGCGCCGTAGGCGGTGCGGCCAGCGCCGGGAGCGGTGAGGACGCACTTGCCGGACGGGATGTAGAGCTTGTCGTTGCCTTCGTCGTCGGTATAGGTCAGGTCGTAGGAGATGACGCTGATGATGCGGCCGAGGACGTTCAGGCGGGCCACGATGGCAGCGCCGTCAGGCAGCAGCTCGGGCTCCGCGTTGCCGATCTCGATGCGGCGGTTGTCGAGGAGCTTCTGCACGGCCGCGTCGTTGATGATGGTGTCAGCCACGTCCGGGGAGCAGACCAGATCGGAGGCGCGGAGGCCACGCTTGGTCAGCATACGGATCATAGCCTCCAGATCCTTCAGGATCTTGCCGCCGGTGGCGTCCCACTTGGCCGTCGGGGTGTAGGTTGCGGGGTTGCTGGCCTCGGAGTAGAAACGGATCTCCATCTCGTCAGCCTTGTCGACGTCGTCGGCGATGTGCTTCATCACACAGCCGTTGGTCAGCATGGTCTCGGCGGCCATCGCTTCTTCGCGGTTGGTGATGAGCTCGCCCAGCTCGTCAGCGTCGCGCAGGATGAGGGTCTGCTGGCGCTGCTCAGGGGTGAGCTGAGAGTAGAGGGCCTCGCCGAAGCCACGCTTGCGCAGCTCGTCGAGGGTCAGGACGCGACGGGGAGCCACGAAGGGCGGGGTGTAGCGTTCCATATTGTAGCCGGCGCGCAGGACGGTGACGCCGCCCTTGCGAGGGGCCACGAAGGGCGCCAGCTTCTTGCTGCCGTCACGGAACTCGACGAGCACGTCATCGGTGGCGAAGATGTCGCTCGCGTCGTTGGTGGGGAAATAGCGGTCACGCAGGAAGGTCGCGGCAGGGGTGAGCTGCTGCACGGCCATGAGCAGCGTGTGGGTGTCGTAGAAGTTAAAAGGCATTTTGTTGTCCTCCTTCTCTTAGTATTCGATGGCGTCGGAGAGCAGGATGCCGGCCTTGCGCAGCTCCTCCTCGTCGGTTGCCTTCAGGGTGTAGCCGCTTGCGACGGCCAGCTTGTTGCGGGCGAAGTGGCCGGTGCGGTAGGCCAGCACGGTCACGTCCGCGGTGGTGCCGACTTCCACGTCCTCGGCGAGGATGCAGTTGGCGGTCAGGGTTTCGTTGGTGGTCGCGGTGGAGCCGAGGATCACCAGCTTGCCGTCGCCGGCGGTGCCGGCAGACAGAGCCATCACGGTGCCGCGCTTATAGGTGGCCGCGGCGGTGGCCTCCTTGCGGATGGTCACGGTGAGCACGTCAGCGACGGGCTCGTTGGCAACGATCAGGCCGTCATAGCCGACGCTGCCGAGGTTTTCGTCCAGTCTCTTGCTCATTACTTCTTACCTCCGTTCTGAGACTTGGTGGAGTTGTAGAGGCCGACGATGGCGTCCACCTTTGCCTTGTCGTCGCTTTCGCTGCCTTCTTCGCCGCCGTTAGGGGCAGCGCCGACGCCGGCAGCGCCGGACTCGTCGTTGTCAGCCTTGGCGTCCTTCAGGTGCTTGGCACCGAGGGCCGCCTGCTTCTGCATGGCCTTGAGCGCGAGTTGCTCAGCGGTGCAGGGGGTCTCGCCGTACTTGGCGTCCCTGACGAGCTGCGCGTCGCCCACACTTGCGGCGATGCTGTCGATGGCCTCGATGCGGGCGCGCTCCTGCGTTCTGGCAGTTTCGGCCGCCTGCTGCTCGATCTGAGCCACGACGTCGGGGTGCTGTGCTCTCATTTCTTCGAGGGTCATGGTCTTGTTGTCCTCCTTCTTGGGGCCGTCGTTCTTGGCGGCCGCGTGTTTATTTCCAGCCGCAGGGGCGGCGTGGATGCTGTTGTCGATGGGGATCGTCCCCGGGATGCGCCTGAAGCCCTTGACGTCGTGCCGGATGCCGGCGACGAGGAGCACCTTCTTGTCGGCGCTCAGAGTGACGTCGGGGCCTTCGTCCGTGAGCAGGGTGTCGGCGAAGCCGTTGTCGATGGCCTCCTGCCCGACCATCCACGTCTCGCGGGTCATCATGCTGCGGAGCTGGTCGACCTCGATGCCGGTCTTGGCGTGGTAGATCTCCGCGATGGCCCGCTCGCTCGCGTCGAAGTCCTTCTGGAGCTTCTTCAGGTCTGCGAGGGTGTAGTAGTCGTAGAGCAGCCCGGCGACGCCGTGGATCATCACCATGCTGCCGGGATAGACCTGCACCTCGTCACCTGCGCAGGCGATGACACTGGCCGCGCTGGCCGCGATGCCTTCCACGACGACGACCTTGTGGCCGGTCAGGCCCTTGATGGCGTTGTGGATGGCGATGCCGGTGTAGAGGTCGCCGCCGCAGCTATTGATCTTGATGGTGATGTTGCTCTTGCCCTTGACGGCCGCGAGATCCTCCATGAAGCTCTCGGGCGCGATGTAGAGGCCGGGCTCGGGCTCGCCCGTCCACCAGTCCACAGGCTGGCGGCTCACGACGTCGCCGTAGAGGGTGATCTCGCCCTCGTCGTCGCCGGTGCTGGCGACGTTCCAGAACTTGATCGGCGTGCCCGCAGTCTGAGGCCCGGCGCAGAGCCGGGGAGTGTTATGCGTTCTCATGCTTGTCTCCTTCCTTGATGCTTTTGATGGCCTCGGCGACGATCGCCTCCCGCAGAGCTGCGGAGATCGTGCCGCTGGCCGCTGTGCTCTGGTCGACCTGCCCCTGCGCTGCGCGCAGTTTCTCGTTTTCCCGAGCGAGCTGGTCGACATTGGCGTCCCACTGGCCGCCGTTGAGTCGGATGGTCGCCTGCTCTCTGGTCGTGATGCCTTCGCCGATGGCGAGGATCTCGGCCGTGATCTCCTTCGTCGGGTCGAGCTGTCCCTGAGAGGGGCCGATCCACTCGGCGCCGAGGTATGCGGCGCGGATCGTCGGGTCTGCGAAGAAGCCCGGGGCGCTGATGCGGCCGCGGGCGACGGCTTCAGAGAGCCAGATCTCATAGACTGGCGTGCAGAAGTCATCGACAAACCACTTGCGCCTCATGCGGAACGCCTTCCACGCCTCCATCAGGGCGGCGCGGCTGGCGCTGTACGAGCTGTTGAAGCTCTTGAGCAGAAGGTCGGCCGGGATCTCGAGCGCAGCGCCCACCTGTTCACAGATGGCGCGCAGGAATGTGTTGAAGCCACTGGCCGGCCGCTTGGGGTCTGCAAAGGTCACGTCCTCGCCGGGCTCCATGATGTTGATCTGGCCGGGGCCCATCTCGTACTCGTTAGGATCTCGGCTCACCTCCGGCAGGCTGCTCCCGACCTCGTTGAACGGGTTGTCGCCGGCGCCCGCCTCGGTCTTGATGAAGGCCGTGAAAAACGACTCGACGACCGCTGCGGTCAGCTCGCTCTCGGTGTAGCGGCGAAGCTGGAGCAGGGGCTCGATGACCTGCGCGAGATAGCTGACGCCGCGGTATTGATCCGGCCGCTCGCTCTCCATGACGTGCAGGATGTTCGGCAGGCCAGTCCGCTCGCCGTATGCCTGAACACGGGCCCACGTTGTCGTCGTGCTGCCGAGCTCGAAGGGGTAGGTGCTGCGGATGTGGTACGCCTCGATCTGGCCGTCACCGTTCACCTCGACGCCGTCGTAGATGGTGTTGCCGTTGGCCGCCTTGCCGGTGGTCAGCAGCATCGGGGTGATGATGCCGGAGGTCGTCGGTGTGGCGACTCGGTCGGCCTCGATCAGGTGAAGGCGCAGCGAGTAGGGCGTGAGCGGCGTCGGTTCGTACTGCTTCACGACGGCGAACACGTCGCCGCTGACCAGCCACGAGGAGAGTGCGAGCTGCTGCATGGCTGCGAAGTTATTGACGCCGGTGGCGTCGCACGCCCTTTTATTGTTGGCCCACAGGTTGAACTCGCGCTCGGCCTGCGCCTGCCATGCGTCCGCGGCCTCCTGTGTCATGCCGAGCGCCTCCCGGTCGATCCGGCTCTTGAGCTGGAGCCCGATGCCGACCACGTTGGTGCGGTTGGTGCGGATGGCCGAGGTGGCGATGGGTGCGGCCATGTAGAGCATCCGGGCTCTCTGCCGGAGCGTCCAGTTGTGGGCGTCGATGTCCTCCTTGGGGCTGCCACTGAAGGCCCTGAAGCCCTTGGTCGACCGCTTGTGCCAGCTCGCGCCGGCGTCGCCGTAGCCCTTGTTCACGGGGCGGGGGCTCTGCCGGCCGCTCTGCGGTCGGCTTCTGTTCTTTCGTCTGCTGATGGTGCTCACCTCCTTCAGGTAAAAATGGCCGGCGCCGGGAGAAAAGGAGCGAAAACTCCCGGCGTCAGCCTATGAAAAAAGCCCCTTTCGGGGCTTCTTTCACCAGTCACGGGGGACGACGCCCACGGCTTTGCGGGGGCGCTGCCCGTTGAGTAGGGCCTCGAGGGCTGCGATGTCGTCCTCGAGCTCCTTGATGGCCGCCCGGATGGCGGCGAGGTCGGTGTTGTAGCGGGACAGGTTGCGGGATCCGATGCCATAGCTCTGCACGCCGCCGCTCAGCATTTCGGCCTCCCGCTTCAGGTAGAGCTCGAGCCGCTCCCGCTTGCCGGTGAGCTCGATCTCGATGGTCTTGCGCGTTTTCATGTGGTCGTGTCCTCCTTACCAGTCGTCGAAGGCGCTGGAGCTGCTGCGCTTGGTGCGCGCCCGTCGCTGCGGCGCCGGTTTTGGCTGCTCCTCGAGGCCGCGCAGGCGGCGCTCGACTGCGTCCATGTCGGGGTTGATGATCTTGAGGCCGGCGTTGGCATAGTCCCGGCAGTCGAGGGCCTCGTTGCGGTTGTGGCCGGGCAGCTTCTCCCACGCCCAGCGGTCGCCCCTCCGGGTGCTGGTGAGCACCAGCTTCTCGGAGAGCAGGCCGTTGAAGTAGTTGAGGTCGTAGCCGGCGTCGGGGTGCCGGTTGAAATGGGAATATTTCGGGCCGGGCTCCTGCACCTTCAGGCCGGCCATGATGGCAGCCTTGCCGGCGTCGACGCCGATGGTGTAGAGCCAGCAGGTGATCTTCTTGTTGTCCCGGATCGGCACCTTAGTCGGCGGGGAGACGTAGGGGATCCCGTCGCCGCCCTTGCCCTTGATGGCAAACACGCGCTTGCCCTGTCGGGCCCGGCACGCCTCATACACCTCTTGGGTGAAGTGGCCGCCGGAGTCGACGCAGGTGATGGAGATCTTCAGGCCCCGGCCGTTCTTGAACTTGTAGACATGGTCGACGACATCGTCGAGCCGCTGCCAGACCTCGGGGGTGTCCGGCCGGCCCATGATGTAGCCCTTGACGATGCCCCAGTTTTCGCCGTACTTGCCGTGGCCGACGACCTCGTACTCGAGGCGGTTGTCCTGTGTGTCCACGCCGCAGGTGAGCACCAGCACGCCGTCGGGCAGCTCCACGGGTGTGCCGTCCGGGCGTGTGCCGTAGTCCTCACGGCGGGTGAGCATGGTGTCCTCGTCCTCGAGGTCGCCGCGATCCTCCCATAGCTGGCCGAGTAGGGTGTTGTAGACCACCTTGAGCCGCTGCGGGTCGTTCTTGGCGTCGAGGAACTTGAGGACGATCTTCTCCCATGGTGTCCACGGGGAGCTGAAGGCGTTGAGCCAGAACGAGCGGACGCCCTTCTTGTAGGCGTCGGGGTTTTCTGCGATCCACTTGGCCGGCTGCCGTCGCATGGTCTCCTCGGGGATCAGGCAGCCGCAGGCGGGACAGGCCCACGAGACGCCGCCCTTCAGGCTCCAGACCTTTTTGCCGCGCACGCGCTTGGCCTCGGGCTCGAAGTGGATGGCGTCGAACACGATCTCGCTGTACTCCCCGCACTCGGGGCAGCGGTGGCACCAGCGTTCCTGTGTGCCTTGGTAGAAGCTGGTCTCGATGTTGCTGGCGCCCTTGATGGTCGGGGTCGAGACCTCGACGGCCTTGGCGTTGTAAAAGGTCGCCTGCCGGGCCTCGGCCAGCGCCCACGGGTCGCCCTCGGTGCCGGCACTCGTGGCCCAGCGGTCACGCTCGTCGCCGATGATGTAGCGTGCGGGGGTGGATGCCAGCGCCGAGGCGCTGTTGGAGCCGGTCAGCGTGAGCATACCGCCCGGGAAAGACTTCTGGAGGATGGTGTTGCCGCTGTCCTTGGCTTTGACATCGTGCACCTTTGCCTTCAGGGGCTTGCTATCCCGGATCATGGGGGCGACGCGCAGCCGGCTGAACTTTCTGGCGTCGTCGATGGTCGGGTGCACATAGAGGATGCTGCCGGGGTCTTGGTCAATGATGTAGCCGATGATGTTGAGCTCGAGCTCCGACTTGCCGACCTGCGACGCGGCGACCATGACGATCTTGTGCACCTTCGGATCCGTGAAGGCCCGCATGGGCTCCTCGAGGTACGGGGTGCGCTTGGTGCGCCACGGGCCTGCCTCGGCCGAGCTTTCGGGGGAGAGGCGGCGGTGCTTGTCGGCCCACTCGTCCACGGTCAGGCTCTCAGGCGGGGCGAAGCGTTTGATCGCCCCCGAGATGGCGGCGTTGAGCTTCGCGGCGGCCTTCTTAGTCGTCCGCGTCATCGGAGAGCTCGCTCCATCCCTCCCGATCCCTTACCCGCCGCGCATAGACCTCGGGATCGTATTTATAGCCGGCCAGCTCCTCGAGGATCTTGTAGACCTCGGCGCGGATGATGTCGGACGCTTCCGCAGCGGTGGCCGCGCTGGAGACATCCACGGCCAGACGCCCGGGCAGCGCCACGAGCATCGACCTGATGCTATACACGAGATCGGTCATGACGGCCTCGACATCCTCGCTGCGGTGCATGGTGCCCTCGAGCTCCTTGAGCTGGAGCGCGGCGATGTCTGCCTTGCTGCGCTTGAGGTCGGCCTCGGCCTCGAGCCGGCGCCCTTCGATCTCGGCGTCCTTTTTGGACGGCTCCCGGCCATTGGCCTTGGCCGTCAGGTATCTGATGTACTTCTGGATCGTCGGCAGCAGGTCGTAGCGGTTGGCGTTGCCCTCCTTGGTGGCCGTGATGATGCCCTCCTTGGTGAGCTGCTGGATGCGGCGGGGCGTCAGCTCGAACAGGGCCGCGATGGTCTTGCTGTCGACGAGCTTGGTGTTGGTGTTCGGCATGGCGTCCCCTCCTTTCTGTCGTGCTGCCGTGCCCCCACCATTTTCGTGAGGTCAGGAAAATGATCGGCGCAGGCCCCCGGGCGAAGCGAAACGGCCCGGAAAAACTTTTTGGAGTCTGCGCGTTTTTTGGGCTCGCCAGCACCGCAGGCGTCAGGGGTGCGTCACAGTACCTTCGGCCGCGCTGCGTGGCCGTGGTGGCCTCTGCGAGGCCGCGTGCCGCGTCTTTTTTGTGCGCGGGTGTTGGCTTGCCTCGGTGTGCTCGGCCGCCTTGGCAGGCGTCCTGCTGGCCGTGGCGGTGGCCCGTGGGTCACAGGCCGAGGGCCCGCTTCATGTGGTGGTCGAGGCGCTTGGCTGTCTCAGTGTTGAGCCTCAGCATGATGGCCTCGTTGGTGCGGTCGCTGGTTATCATCTGCGGCACCGAGATGGTGGTCATCTTCTGGATGTCGGTGCGGGTCTTGCTCATGCGCTGGAATGGGATCCAGCTCGTGCCGTCGGCCTTGGTGTTGCCTGTCCCCATGAGGATCCAGTGAGACCGCTGCGAGTATGGCCCGCCCTTGGTGCGGGTGTTCTTGTAGCGGCCGATGACCTTCTTGCTGCCCTTGAGGATCTGCGCCTTCAGGGTGTAGCTCCTGCCGGACGGCGGGGCCTTGGGTGTCATGCCGAAGTGCACAGGGGTCAGGAGCCGGCCCTTGTAGACGAGGGTGAGCTCCTGGATGGTCTCGCCTGTGATGCGGATGCTGCCCGCCATCTTCTTTGGCTTGCCTCCACTGGACGGCGTGATCTCGCCCTTCTTGATGTTGTAGACTGCCGTGACCTCCTGCGCTATCCAGCCGGGGGCCCGGGCCTTCACGTCCTTCACGGTGCTGCTGATAGCCTTGCGGCCGCCGGCCTCTATGGCCTGCACGTCTGCGACGAGCTGCCGCAGGTTTTCGATCTGGATGGATATGCTGCCGCCCGCCATGGTCGTCACCTCCTTCGGGGGAAAAGAAAAAAGCCGCCGGGCTTCTTGTGGTTGCCCGACGGCTTTCTCGCTGTCGTTGTTCGGTTGTTGGGCGGGTGTCCGTCGGACGGCTCCCCGGCGTTGTCCGGGTGTCCGGCGGTCTTTCGACATGGTACAGTGTAGCACAGGGCGCTACTGCCGTTCAATGGATTTTACTGCCCTTTACTGCCTTTTACTTCCCTTTACTGCCGGTGCCTCCGTCTCCTTTAGGATCTCGGCCATCCGCAGCAGGGCGCGGCCGTGGGCCTTGTATGTCCTGTTCTGGTAGCTGTCTATCCTCTCGAGGTAGTCCTGCCGATCACTGAACAGGACGGCGCAGATCCCGTCCCAGTCTGCCCGGTCGAAGTAGCGCAGCCGCAGCACGGCGCGCTCGTCAGGGTTTTCCACCTGCCGGATCATCGCCTCGAGGGCGGCGCGTTCCTCGCGCTCCTCGGCGAGGCGCTCCTTGATCTGCTCCTCGAGCTCCATCTTCCGCAGCACCATCATCCCGGTGCGGTCGGTCGGTGTGCCGGAGCCCCGGGGCATACCCGTCATGTCAGGGCCGGGCGGCGCGGCCATGGAGATCTCCATGCGGCCGAGGCGCTCGTACTGGTTGTCTATTTCACGGAGCAGGCGGGTGTACTTCCCGAGCCGCTCCTTGATGTCGTGAGTGATCGGCTTGTCGCTCATTTAGGTCAGGGCGTCACTCCTGTCCACCTCCTTCCTCGTCAGGGTCGAAGATCCCGGCGATTTCCTCACGCGAGAGCTCCCGGCCTTGACGGACGCAGCGCACATTCTGTTTTCCTGTTATCCTGATGTATCGCTTGACGATGACATCCGTGAAGGCCGGCGTCAGCTCCATGATGTAGGATGGCTGGCCGTATGCCTCGCAGGCGGCCAGCGTGGTGCCGGAGCCGCCGAAGGGGTCGTAGACGCCCCGGGCGAAGTCCGTGTTGTCGACGAGCTTCTCCAGCAGCTCGACCGGCTTCTGCGTTGGGTGCAGCTCATTCCCGGAGCGGGAGACGCTCAGGACGTTGCCGTACCCCTTGTGGCCGTCGAAGTGTGTGGCGGCCCGGGCGGCGAACAGTATGAGCTCATGCTGTGAGCGCCAGCCGACGCCCATGCCCGGCGTGCCCTTGTCCCATACGAGCTCCGACTTGACGCCGAAGCCGGCAGCCTCGACGAGGTCGAACAGGTACACCCACATTCTCCAGTCGGTGAAGATGTAGGCATAGAGGCACGGGATGTCGGTGAGGGCCGCCCGGATCAGGTTTTGGTAGCCCCGGGTGCTGAGGATGTCGTTGGCGATCTTCGGGGCCTTGCCGTCCTTGCGCTCGGTGCCGATGCTGCCGGTCGACTTCTGCGCCTCCTTCTGGCCGCCGGAGCAGTAGGGCGGGTCGGTCAGCAGGATCTCGGGCTTGGCCCCGTCCAGTAGCAGGGCGCGATCCTCGGGGTGTGTGCAGTCCCCACAGAGGACGCGGTGCCGGCCGAGGATCCACAGGTCGCCGTACTTGGTGACGGGCTCGGCCGGTGGCGGGATCTCGGCGTCGGGGTCGCCCTTGGGCTCCTCGGTGTGCAGCGCCTCGGACAGGGCCGTCACGATGTTCCCGTAGTCCTCCTCGGTGTAGCCGGAGAGCATGAACGGGATCTCGCCGGTGTCGATGTCGGCGAACACTTCCGCGAGGAGCTTGTTGTCGGTGGTGGCGAGCTCAGCGATGCGGTTGTCGGCCGTCAGGTCGGCCAGCTCCTCGGCCTCGCTGGCGTAGTCCTGATAGTCAACAGGCACCTCGCTCATGTCGCCCAGCTCTGCGGCCATCATGCGGCCGTGGCCCTTGACGATGTAGCCGCTGCGCTTGCTGACAGTGATGGGCCCGCGCCAGCCCGTGGCCCGGATGATAGAGGCGAGGAGCTTGATCTGCTCCGGTGGGTGCTGGTTGGGGTTTTTCGGGTTGGGCCGCAGATCCTTCAGCGGGATGATGGCGTCGTGGGCGCAGAACACGGGGACGCCGTCGGCGTAGGCTTTGGGCTGCGCGGCCGTGGTGTACTCGGCCAGCTCGGGGCCGGCCTGCGGTAGGGGTTTGTCTTTTGCCATGGGTTTCCTCCTTTACCTGTTGAAAATCACGAGGAGGATGTGCCATTTGTTCAGCATGGTGTCGAGGGACGAGTAGGGGCACTTGAGGCCGTCATCCGGCGCGATCAGCACGACCTCGCCCTTGCGCTTCACGATGGTGACGGCGTAGAAACGGCCAGTCCGGAAGCCCATGCTCCCGTTTTTGCCAGTGAAGATCGCGCTCGCCTTCACGGTCGGCCGGATCCGCAGCTCTTTCTCCAGCAGCTCGCGGGCCTTGTCTCTATTCATGGTGGCGGCCTCCTCTCTTGAAGCGGTCGGCCTGCGGGCAGGTGGCCCAGTGTGGCCGGTAGCCGGCGTCGGTGGCGTTGGCCCCGGGGACGATCTCGCAGCTCACGACCTCGCCCCGGGTGGTGACGACCTTGTCCTTGCCGTCCGGCGTGGCCTTGTAGTAGACCGGCGCCGGGTCGCACGGCATGGCCTTCCCGGCGGGCGTTTTGATCCACACGATAGGGGCGCCGCAGCCGCGGCAGGTTGCCTTATTCATCCGGGGCACCTCCTTCGCGGGGCTGAGCTCCGGCGTCGACCGTGCGGCTCCAGATCCCCGGCTCGTACTGTCCGTTCAGCCATTTGTGAAGGTTGGACTCTGCGTAGCTGTTGAGCCGGCCGAGCAGCCGGCGCAGTTTTTCCTCCTCGACCTCGTCGGTGCTGCGGGCAAATATGAGCCGGAGCTGGTCGAGCATGATCTGGACGCCCGCGATCTCCTCGATCACGTTGGCGATGGCCGCGGTGGTGGTGGCCCCGGGCGTCGCCCGTTTGACCTTGCAGAGGGCTTTGGTCAGCTCGGCCATCTCCTCGACGGCCATGTCGATTTGTGCGGCCTCCCCATAGCGGTGAATGGCTCGCAGCATAATGTCGCGGCGTTCTCTTTCGTCCATCATCTGCGCCCGTCCCTCCTTTCGGCCTGCTTGAGGAAGGCGATGCGCTTCTTCAGCTCGAGATCGCTCTCCCCGGGCTGGCGCTCGAGACCGTAGCGGCGGGCCTGCTCGTCGATGTTTTCGCTGCGCAGCTCCCGGCGCTGGCGCTCCTCGGTCTGCTTGACGCCCTCCTTCACGAGGACGACGATCAGGACGACCAGCAGCACGGCGAGGACGATGGCCGTGGGGATCCAGATCGGGGCCAGCACCCACAGCCAGCTCCATGAGATGACGCCGGTGAGCTTCAGGATGATGAAGGCGATGGTCAGCAGCCCGCAGAAGCCGATCCCGCCCGCGGTGCCGCTGTTGTTTCTGTTCTCATTCATGGTCTTTTTCCTCCTTTTTGCTGCTGGTGTCGACGAGTCCGACGCCGGCGGCGCCACGCAGGCCGCAGTCGGTACAGACGGCCCGAAGTCCGGGCTCGGCAGCGAGCGCCTGCCGGTGGATCTCGGTCTCCCAGCACTCGGCCCCACAGATAGGGCAGGTGGCAGGCTTCCAGTCGTCGCGCTGCGGATCCGGGATATGCGCCCGGGTCGGCATGAGCAGCAGCCCGCCGTCTCCGACTTCGTGCGGGACGAGTACGCCCGGATCGTCGTCGGGGATCATGGAGTTGAGCAGCTCGTCATACTTGTCGCCGATGGCCTTCTCGGCCGTCTGCCATGCCTCGCCGTGGTCTTTGTCCTCGGGCGTGGCTACATGGGCCAGCTCGTGCGCCAGCAGCTCAGGGGCGGCGCTGATGGGCGCCTCAGCCGAGATGCAGACGATGGGTGCGCTGCCGTCGTCGGGGAAGATGGTCAGACCGAAGGCTCTGTTGCCCGACTCGTCGCACAGGTCGGGGACGAACTGCGCGTGGTAGTCGATGCCGGGGTAGAGCTCGGCGAAGGCCCGGGCCACGATGGCCGACGGGTCGTTCATGTAGGGCGAGGCCATGGGGCCGATCTGCTCGTACTGCTTCAGGGCCGCATAGGTCTGGCGCAGCATGGCCCGGAGCTCGTCCTTCTTGAAGCCGTTGAGGGTCGGCCCGTTGAGGACGAGGTCGATCATCTTGTCGCTCCAGTCCTCCATCATGTGGGTCTCGCCCATATAGCGGGCGGCCCCGGGTTCGACGTCGACCTTCTCGCGGGTGAGGGTCTTGTAGTCTTTCATCTGGCGCCTCCTTTGAAAAATCCATCAGGATCTCGGTGGATCGCTTCGACCGTGTCCTTGATGCCGCCGGCGATGCACTCGGCCATCTTGGTCGCGGTCGCGGTTTCGGCGTCCTTCGCAGCCTTCTCGATGGCCGGGCCGATCTCCCACGGCTCGAGGCCAGTGTTTTCGTAGGCAGCGAGGCGCTGCACGAGCGTCTCCTTGGTGGCGGGGCTCCAGTAGCCAGTCTTGATGCCGTTGGCCCTTTCATGGGTCATGCGTTCCATGTGCTTGCTCCTTTCTGGAGGGCCGAGCGGGCCGCAGCCCGCCCGGCCGGTGTCCTTACTGCATGATGACGACCTTTCCGGCCTCGATCAGGTCGGCGAGGTTGGTGTTGAAGTAGTCGGCGATGTTCTTCTTGGCCTCGAGCTTCCAGATCCCGCCGTCGGCCTCGAAAAAGCCGATGCCCTCCTCGGGGTGCACGCGCAGCAGGAACTCGCTCTCGGGCTGCTCCACCTCGAGGAAAGTGCGGAAGGGCCGCAGCAGGACGCGGGGCTTCACCTCGACCAGAGCATTGAGAGCCACGCCCTGCCGGGCCTCCACGGTCTGCGTGACGCCGTTGTCGTTGGTGCTGACGCTTTTCTCGTCGGTCATCCGGCCGAGCAGGTCGAGCAGGTAGGCCGTGCCCTCGTTGGGGATGAACAGGCTGCGCAGCTCGATCAGAGCGACCTCGCGGCTGCGGAAGCCGGTGTAAATGCCCGGGGCGTCTGCCTCGGCGCGGTAGAGGATATTGCGGGAGAAGTCGGACAGGTAGGTGGTCATGACCTCGACGCTCTTGTAGCTCTTGGCCTGCACCATGATGGTCGTGCCGACCTTCTCCAGCTCGGTGCGGATCAGCTTGCAGACGCCGTCGAGGCCGCTGACGCTGATGGCCTCGGGGCGGTCGACGTGGGGCGGGATCCGGGTGAGGTGGCCGTCCGTGTAGGTCTGGCCGCCGATCTCGAAGGTTTTGGTCTCCTTCAGGCTGACGATTTTGTCGATCATTTTGGCGAGCATGGTGTTGTCCTCCTTGTATATGAATATTTATGCGCTTATGCGCGGGTGACGAGCTTGAGCAGCTTCGGGGCTTCCTGCTGCGTCCCGTCCATGTTCAGTTGACCGGGCACCTGCGGCACCATTTCGGCCACGACGAGCTCGCCGTTGCTGTCGCCGGTGACATAGAGCGAGGTGGCGACCGGGTTGGTGGAAGCGAGGGTGCTCTTGGCCGTCACCGAGACTTGGATCTGCCGGCGCTCGTCGTCCGGCGTCAGCTCGATGGTGAGGGTGATCTTGCGCTTGGCGGTGGCCTTGGTGTTGGGGTCGAGGATGTTCTGGATCACCTTGTCCATCTCGTAGTCGACGCGCTCCTCGAAGGCGCCGCGGGCCATGCGCATGATGCTGTCGCGGTTTTCGTTCATCTTGTTTCTCTCCTTCCTGTCAGGCCCCGGGGCCGAGGAGCGTCATCTGCTCTGGCCCGGTGGCGGGATTGTCGGCCGGATCGGCTGCGGGCCGGTCTGCCGCTGCGGTGTGCACCCGGGCCCACACGGCCTCGGTGGCGTCCGAGCGGGTGGCCTTCCTGCGGCCGACCGTCTTGAGGATCCCCATCTGCTTCATCTCGGTGAGGCGTGGGGCCACATAGTTGCGGTTGAAGTACGGGATCTCGCCGGCGGCGACGAGCTCCTCGGTGATCTCGCTGGCGGTCATTTCCCGGGCCCCGAGGGTCTCGAGGATCAGCCGGCAGCGTTTCTCCCTCTTGGGGAGCACGGCGTCATAGCTTTGGCGCCGGGTCTCCCGGGTCGTTTTGTCCATCGGTTTCCTCCTTTCCGTAGAAGGGGCAGCTCGTGAACTCCCCCTTGCAGGTGGTGTCCCACATCAAGGACGGCAGCGGCCGGTCGCAGGCTGCGCAGTCGACGCCGTCATGGACTCCGTCGGCCCAGTACCCCTTGTAGTGCGGACAGTTGCTTTTGTAAAATGGCCGGCCATGCTTCAGGTATATGGTGTACTTGTCCGAGGTGTCTGGTATTTTAATGATCCATTCCCATGGGAGCCCCTTGCCCTCGAGGTACGCCTTCACCTTGGCGAAGCCCGGCAGGCTGAGCGGATCCGCAGGATCCGGCTGGGGCGGCTGTTTCATCTTCTCCATCGCCTCGAATATGGTGAGCTGTTCCATCGTTTTCCTCCGTTTCGGTGCTCGAGGCTGGCACCTCATTCCCCCACGAGTCCCACCCGGGAGCCGTCTCTCTGGCGAAAAGCTCGATCCGGGGCAGGTCTCCCATCAGCTCGACGATCCTGTCGCGCACTTCGTCTGGCTTTTGGCTATGCTTCCTCAGCGGGCTGAAAACGAGCTGACCGACTCCTGCACTTATCCGTTTCGGCTTTCCTTTCACAGCCAGAAGGCAAGGCTCCGTGTTTCCCCTTGTCCAGCGGCCGAGTCCGAAAAAGTAGCCGTTTCCGCTGCGGTTTTGCTTTACCCACTGGAAGGCGATGCTCTTGTAGGTGAAGCCCCACGCCTCGATCACTTTGAGGGCTTCGCGCAGCATCGGATATGTGGCCCACATAAACAAAATGCAGTTATCAGAAGCAATACCCCCCCCGCAACATTGACGGGGAGCTTGCATATTTCCTCGACCGTCATCGTGGGGTAGTGGTCGGCTGCGTTTCCGTTGCAGCCCTTGTCTGAATAACTCCACGGCGGGTCGGCGTAGATTATGTCGTATTTTTTATCCGGGAATGGTATCACTGTTTTTCCTCCTTTTCGAGCTCTTTCTTGGCCTTGGAGAGCAGCCACGACCTGATGCACCTCTCGCAGGTGATTTCCTCCACATAGACGCGGTGGCACTTGGCGATGGAGTCATAGCGGCAAAGGCCGGCGGCCTGCATGACTCTTGCCGCGATCTTCACGGCCCTGCTGTCGATGGTGTCCTTCATGGCTTTACCTCCCCGACGATGATGGTGCTCGGCTGCTCTCGGATCATCTGCTTCAGGCGCTCGATCTCCTCGGGGCTCAGGTCTTTCACGGTGATGGCCTCCGGCGGCAGCTTGTCGAGGAACTTCACGAAGCCGGCCACGACCGGCACCTTGTAGGGCTTCAGCTCGTCGCGGGTCATGTACTTGCGGCCGTAGGTGGCGGCCATATCCCTCCAGACGGCCCACGGCACGCGGAAGCACTCGGTCAGGCTCATGGAGACGAGGACGAAGGCGACGGCGCCGAGCTTGTGGTGGTGTTCGAGGTCGTCCCGTTGTTCCTTGGTCAGGCGGTTGAACTCGATGCGGTCGTCGTCGGTGTGCTTGGCCTCGAACACGACGGCCCTGCCGCCCTTGAGGGTGCCCTTGTAATCCGGCTGGGCCTGCTTGGTGTAGCAGGCGAGGAACTGGCCCTTGTAGTTTTTCGGGCCGAGGGGTTTCATGGGCTCCGGCGTCTTTTCGATCTTGGCGAGCCCCCGGTCGAGGTAGTAGTCGCAGGAGCCGGAGATCATCGACTCGAAGTAGCTGCCGGCGAGTCGGGCCTGCTTGCCGCGGATCTGCGCCCGGATGTGCTTCTCGGCCTCGTATGGCGTCGGGTCATTGTAGCCCTCGGCGTTCTTCTTCGGGTTATCCATGGCGATCACCCGCCGATCTCGAGCCGGCTGCCCGGGTTTTCCTTCAGGCGCTTGGCAAGGTCGATGATGATCCGACCGTCCACCTCGATGCTGATGGGCCCGTGGTTGAGGTGCTCGTTGCAGCGGGCCATCGCCCGGAAAGCCGGCACCCGGATGATGACGCTGCCGGCGTCCTGCGGATCCTCGTCCCGCTTCTCGGCCTCGGGGATCTCGCTGATGGCCTTGAAGCCGTTGAGCACGGGGATCCCGCGCTCCCGGGCCAGCTCGATCTCGGCGGCCATGCCGGCGGTCGGGCAGTCGAGGCCGAAGGCCCACAGCTCGTCACACATGAGCACCAGCTCGCGGCCGATGCTCAGGCCCAGCTCGCGCTCGGCCGGGACGGTGTCGTCCATGAACTGCGTGAGGTAGATGTGCGGGGTAACAGGGATGCAGCCGCGCTCCACGGCGGCCCGGCTGAACTCCTTGGCCCGCTGGATGTTGTTCTCGTAGTCCCCGCGGCACGGGGAACAGATGTAGACCTTTTTCATGGGGTTATGTCCTCCTTATGCGTGAGCACTTTGGCCCATCGCTTCTTGTACTCGGCCGGCGGCTGCTTCTCAGGAAAGAGCGAGAGCTGCGTCGGCCTTCCTGCGTATCTCTGCTTGTTCCACCTTGGCTTTCCGGCCTTCTCGGCCTCCAGCGTCCAGCCCGCCGCCTTCAGGCTTGTCCCGGGCTCGCTCTGGAGCGTGAAGGTGATGATCTTGCCGTAGCCCTCGCGCTTCGCCCGACGGGCGCAGGCGGCGTATAGTGCCGAGCAGGCGTTTCTCGTTCCATCGGTGCAGAGGCGCGTCACCTCGAGCGTGTTGCCGTCATCCAGCCGGCGGCCGGTTGGGCGTCCCACGATGGCGACGCCGCAGAGGCGGCCGTCCTTGAAGGCTGCGAGGCTCCATTTGTGCCCGACGACTCTGCCATGGTGACGGTGCACGGCCTCGACATAGGCGTTGGCCTGCTTCAGCGTCGTGGGCTTGACCTCGATCACCTGCTGCGCCAGCTCTGGCCTGTGAGGGTGATGGCCCTGCACATTTCCATGAGCCGGTCGATGGTGGCCCGGGCGGTCATGTCGTCCCGAGTCTCCCGGGGTGTCATGCGCTCGATCAGGGCCTCGGTGTCGTAGTTGGTGGTCACTATTGTCGGCAGGTATGCCTCATAGCGGCCGTTGATGATGTTGTAGATCGTGGAGATCGCCCACTCGGTCGGCGGCTCCTTGCCTATGTCGTCGATGACGAGCAGCGGGACGGTCTTGTAGATCTTCAGCACGCTGCCCTCGTCGGTGTCGCGCTTGGAGAATGTGCGCTTGATGCGCTCCAGCAGGTCGATCATGGTCATGCAGACGACCGGCCGGCCCTGCGCGATCAGGTGGTTGGCGATGGCTGCGGCGAGGTGTGTCTTGCCGGTGCCCGGCGGGCCTGCGATGAATAGGCCGTTGCGGCCGGGCTCGGGAGCCCCGGGCCGGGGCAGCAGGGTGTCGAAGCTGTCGGCGTACCTGCGGGCCGCTGCGGCTGCGCGCCGGTTGTCGTCGGTGATCTGGAAGGTGTCGAAGGTGCGCCGCAGGAAGCGGTCGCCCATGCCCGACTCGCCGATGATGCGGTTGATGCGCTCCCGCATTTTGCGCTCGGCCTCGGCCTTGCGGTTTGCCTCCTCCTCGGCGGCCTTGGCGGCCTTTTCCTCCTCGTAGGCTTTCACGGCCTGCGGGCAGGTGCACCTCTCGGCCCCGTAGGGCGGCCAGATGATGCGGTCGCCGAACTTGAAGCCCTTGTGGTAGCGCATGGCCCCGCAGAACTCGCAGGGGACAGGAGCCGGGGTGTCGGGCAGGTCGGCGACGCGCTCGTCGTTGCTCCAGATCCAGCGGTCGCCGTCGTCACTGGTCGCTGTCGTCGTCGGCCGGCTTGAAGCCCTTGCCCCAGTCTCGGCCGGCGTCTGCATCCCGCTGAGGATCTCGCTGATAGCCTTCACCTGTGCTCACCTCCTCGCCGTTCTCCCAGTAGCCGCCGTTGAGCCATGTGGCCGGGTTGGGGATAAAGCGGCCATTATCCCGGCGCCACTGTTCGGAGTGCTTCTGAGCGTTGACGGCCTGCATGATGGCCTCATGCAGCTCGGCCGTCGGCTTGATCTTCCTCCACGCCTTGAGGGCGTACTGCTTGCCGACTTTCTTGGGGTAGGCGTTCCAGAACTCGTCAAACCTGACTTCGATGGGCGACTTCTTCCCCGCGCCATCCCCCTCGGCTGAGGGGGTAGGGGGTGTTACTCTCCCTTTCTTTTCTCTACTCTGGTCTACTCTACTCTTGCCGCCGGTCGTTGGCGTGGCGTCCGGCGGTTGTCCGGCGGTCGGCGTCTGGTCGTCCTGCGTATCGTCCGAGGACGAAGCGGCGGCAGCACGGCGGCGGGCCGACCGTTCTTTCTCGGCTTGCCGTTGGTCGATCAGCTTGCCGGCGTACTCATACCAGTCGTGGATCTCGAGGGTGCCGTCCTCGTTTTCGTCGATCCAGCCGGCCCGGATCAGCGTATCGGCCAGCTTTTCGGGCTCTCCGTCCCACTGTGCCGCCCGGGCGATCATGCGCGGGGTGATGCCGGCGAGGTCTCCCTTGGGGGCGTTATCGAGGGCCCACAGCCAGAAGGACACGAGCAGCCCCATCATGTGCGGCGGGGTGATCTCGAGCTCGTCGGCTGCGTCAAAGAGCTTGCGGTGGTCTTTGAGTGTTTGGTGCACTTGAAGCCATGCCACGGTCGTCACCTCCTTCTATGCGGTCGCGTGTCTTTGGCTCGTTTTCGGTCGGCCGCCGGTCGCCCGGCGGTCGTTCAGAATGGCAAGTCCCCATTGTCGTCCACCTCGGTGAAGTCGCCGGAGCTGTCCGGGTAGTCGGCGAAGTCGCCGCCGGTGTCCTGATGGCCGGCGCCTGCCCCGTCCTTCTTGCTGTCGCAGAAGTGGACAGAGGAGACGGTGATCTCGGTGGCCTTGCGGTGGTTGCCGTCCTTGTCCTCGTAGTTGCGGCTGGTGAGCTCGCCCTCCACGAGGACGAGCCGGCCCTTGGTGAGGTACTTGCTGACGAACTCGGCCTGCGCACGCCACGCGACGCAGTCGATGAAGTTGGTGATCTTCTGGCCGTCCTTGGTCTTGCGGCCGGTGTCGCTGGCGAGCCGGAAGCTGGTGATCGCCACGCCGCTCGGGGTGTGTCTGAGCTCAGGGTCGGCCGTCAGCCGCCCTTGCAGTCCTGTGTGGTTATACATCAGCCTTGACCTCCTTGCTGGTTATGCTGCGCGGCAGCAGCGTCGAGGGAGTTGCAGATCTCGTCGTACTCCTGCCGGGTCAGGGTGGCCGGATCCTGCTTCTTGTACTTCTCGAGGATCCGGGCGATGGTGCGCTCCTTGGTCATGCCGGCGGCCTCTGCCTTCTTGTAGAGGCGGCTGAGCTGTGCCTCGGACAGGCGGCCAGAGCCCTGCCCCTGACGCTGCTGGCCCTGTCTGGAGCCGCCAGAGCCGCCCCCGGAGCCTTTACTCTGCGCGCCGAAGTCGCTGTTGTCGGGGTCGTCCTCACCTTGGTCGATGCTGAACTTCTCGAACAGGTAGTATTTCAGGGCATAAGTGTGGGCGGCCCCCTTGGCCTTGGCCGGGTCGTCGTTCCAGCCGAGGGCGTGGACGACTGCCTCCAGCGTTTCGTCGTCGTTGTCGAGGTTGATCCAGCGGATCGTCAGGTCGGCCTCGTAGAGGAACATGAGCTTGTCGCCGTTGTAGGTCTTGGTCTGCATGGTGATCCAGTAGACCGGGTCGCCGTTCTCGGCGTAGCGCGTGGCCTTCTCGCCGATGACCTCGAAGTCGACGCCGAGCTCGTTCATGATGGGGGTGATTTTCTCCCACACGTCGTAGATCTTGGCGTACTTGTATTTGACACCTTCGCTGTGCTTCTTCTTGACGATCTCCGGGCAGGCTTTCCGCATTTCCACGAGCTTCTGCCGGAGCGTCAGACAGCGGGCCTCGATGGGAGGGGCCGCAGCAGCGGCCGCCTCCGTCTTTTTGGTCTCAGTTGCCATGTGGCACCTCCTTTAGATGTCGACCGTGAAGGTGGCCGGGGTCTCGTAGGCCGTGACGCCCTCCACGATCTCGCCGGTGCTCTGGATGGTGGCGATCTCGCCGGTGTAGGCGAGCAGTTTCTTCAGCTCGCCCCACTTGGCCGACTCCTCGACCTTGACGAGGTCGCCGTAGCCGTTTTCACGCAGCCACGGCACCAGCTTGGCGTCGTCGACCGTGGCCTTGACGGTGCCCTTCTTGAGGGTCAGGGTGCCGGAGAGCAGCCGGTACTTCTCGGTCGTCTTGGTGGTCTTGTGTGGCACGGTGTTGAAGAAGTCGGCGAGGCAGGAGGTCAGGAAGGCGGTGCCGTTCTCCATGCGCCGGCGGGCGGCTTCGACCTTCTCCTCGATGGCCGCCTTCTGCTGGTCGGCCAGCTCCTTCAGACGGTTGTACTCGCTGCGCTCCTCGGCGATCTTGCGGATGGCCCAGTCGGCGCAACGGTCGTCAGTGATGCGGAAGGGGGCGCGCTCGCCCTGTTCCACGGTGCCGAGGTCGACCTGCTCCAGCTCGTCGAGGGTGACGGCCGGCAGCGCCTCGGCAGGGGCCTCGGGGGCCTCTGCCTGCTGTTCTGCGGCGATGGCCGCGGTGGTTTTATCGCTCATGCGGTTGCTCCTTTCTGGTGCTCTGCGGCCCGCGTGGCCGCGAGTTGGCTGTAATGTTCATCTATCTCGATCCCGATGTACTGGCGCCCTGTTTTGGCGGCAGCGACGAGCGTGGAGCCGCTGCCGGCAAAGGGGTCGAGGATCAGGGCGTCCGGGGTGGTGGTCGCCTCTATGAGCTGCTCCAGCAGCTCGACGGGCTTCTCGTTGGGGTGTGTGAGGCTTTGGTTGCCGACCTTGGCACAGGCGATCAGGTCGTCCGGCCGTTTCCCGGGCAGCTCGAAGCGGCCCTTGGCGGCGAAGATGATGACCTCATAGCGCGGGGCAAAGGAGCCCTTGAGGTCTCCCATGCCGTGCGCCTTCTTATCCCACACGATCACCGACTTGACTGTCAGGCCGGCGAGCCGCAGGGCGTCCATGAAGGTCTGCTGCACATCCCATCTTGCGAAGCAAAGTACCCCCCCCCCCGCGTTTCACGACTCTGGCGGCGTCGTAGATCCACCAGATGAACGGGGCCTTGTCGTTTTTGATCTTTGCGAGTCGGCGCTCCTTTTCTTTGCGCCCGCTCTGGTAGTCGATGCCGTAGGGCGGGTCAGTGATGACCATGTCGACGCTCTCGTCGTCCATGCTGCGTAGCACAGTCAGGCTGTCGCCGGTGATGACGGTGTTGGGCTGGATCATGCTGCCGGGCTCCTTTCTGCGAAAAAGCGGTGGCCGCCGACCTCTGCGACGAAGATCTGGCTCTCATGCCAGTCGCTCGTCACGAGGGCGGGGTTGTAGAAGTACATGACGGGGGCGTCGATGGCGACCTCGCCGCGGTCAAATACGGCCGCGACGGCGTCCTTGACGCTCTGCGTGGGGTCGGGGCGGTTGCTGGTGTAGCTGTAAATCACGACGGCCTCAGAGGGCTGCACGCCCTCCTTCTCGGCGGCGTTGAGAATACACTGAGCGACCAGCATTTGCCCCTCGAAGCTCTCGCCGCCAGACTCGGCCATGACGACACGCTCCACGGTGTCGCGCTCACTGGCGCTGAGGTAGAAGCGGACGGGCGCCTCGGTCGGCTCCGGCGTCTGCGTACTCGCTGCCGGTGTTTGAATTACGACTGCCGGTTGTTCTGCGGTCGGTGTCGGAAGGTCTGCGGCCGTCGGTCGGTCTGTCCCGATGGTCGAGACGGCCACGCCGATGCCGGCGACCATGACCGCGGCGGTCAGAAGGACGGCCGTCTGTCGGATCCGGGCCTTGGCACGGCGCCGGCGGCGTGTTATACTTTGGGTGCGGGATCCGTGCGCTGGCGAGCTGCCGGATGTTCTCGCAGGGGTCGCCCGGTCGCGTCGGGCGGCCCTTTCTTTTGTTGCTTCCATGGTTTTCTCCTTTCACTGGCCCCGGGCCGTCATGAGGGCCTCGCAGGCTGCGATTGTGAAGTCGCTGAACGCGGTCTCCCTGACGGTGTCGGCGGTCAGCAGGACGAGGTACTCGTCGTTGTAGTAGTCGATCTCCGGGCTGCGCTCCCGGCAGAGGTCGAGCTTCCTGCGGGCATAGGGCTCGGAGCGTTCCCACAGGCTGTCGGGGATCCAGTGTCCGAGGTGCTCCTCGACACGCTCGCGCAGCTCCTCGCTCGTGATGGTGATGGCCGGGGCCATGTTCTTCACCTCCGTGACATCCGGGCCGGGAGCGTCTGCTCGGGGCGCGTGATGCTCTTGTTGAAGCCATGCGGCTCATAGCGCACGCCGGTGATCCGGCGGCCGCTGACGCCGTACTTGGGGTTATAGCCGAACAGGTTGACATAGCTGCCGAGGTCGTCCCGTTCCTCGTCCATGGCCTTCAGCACCTCGAACAGGGCGAGCACGTCGTCGATGGCCCGGTGGCTGTTCTGCACCTTGTCCTCCAGCTCGTAGGCGAGGATCGCATTGGCGAGCTTGTGGGGGTAGGGGCGGCGGTCTTTGTAGACCGTCAGGCTGTCCAGCCAGTCGAGGTGGCCGGGCTTGAAGCCCCGCAGCAGCTCCCGCAGAAAACAGGCGTCAAACTGCGCATTGTGGGCGACCATCAGGACAGGGCCGGGCTTGACCAGCTTGAGGAAGCGGCTGACGGCCGTGCCACTCTGCACGCCCTCGGTCTCCAGCAGCCGATCGGTGATGCCGGTGAGGGTGACGATGTTCTCGGGGAGCCGCTCGCCCTCCGGCAGCCGGATGAAGGTGTCCATCTTGCCGGCGATCCGCAGGGCCCCGGCCTGCGTGCGTTCCACGCGCAGCGCCGCGAGCTCGATGATCTGGTCGTCTCCCGGGTTGAGGCCGCTGGTCTCTGTGTCGAAGATGACGAGGGCCTTGTAGCGGTCGAACAGGCTTGCGAGGTTACTCATGGTCGGCCTCCTTCTCCCGGATGGCTCGCAGCTTCCCGAGCAGGAACGAGACCTCTGCCGTGAACTGGCCCTCGGTGGCATAGGTGCCGCCGAACTGGTCGACCAGCTCCGCGACGATGATGGCTGCCTCCTGCGGGCCGATGCCGGTGTACTGCTCGTCTCCGTCCATGGAGATCAGGAGATCGGAGTCCAGATAGCAAGCGGGGCGCAGGCCGTAGCCGCCGTAGAAGGCGTTGATCCCGTTCAGCGTGCCATCGTTCCTGACGAAGCGGGCGCTATGCTCGTACCCATTGGAGGCGGTACTGTACGCGGTAGAGAGCCACCACCAGTCGTCAGCGTTGGGAATTACATCGCGGTTGCGCCGGTACTGGTCAACGGTCAGCGAGAAGATGGTGACGGTGCAGGTGCCGTAGTCCTTCAGGCCGTCGTCGGCCGTCAGGTCGAGCTCAGTCTGGAGGAAGGCGTTGGGGCCCTTCACGGCGTCGATCAGGTTGTCGAGGTAGGGGCCGTTCATCCACTCTTTGCTGCTGGAGGTGGCGAAGTTGTTGCAGTTGTTCTCGTCAAAGGGCTTGTTCGGGATCAGGTCGAGGCGCAGACAGAGGGTGCGGCCGGCGGGATCGTGCTCCAGCACCACCCACTTCTCGCCGGCGTAGGGGAACACGGTGCCGCGGGCGGCAGTCTTGAGGGCCTTCTTCATGGTTTTGCTCCTTTCGTTGTCTGCGGCCGGTCGTTCTGGCCGGGCCGCTGGTTGGGTAGTGTCTCGCCGGCGCGCAGCCGGCTCTCACAATGCGGGCAGATGTAGCCGCCGCGGGGGATCTGCTGGTATATGCTCACATTCCAGTAAAGCCCGCAGCCGACGCACTTGAACTTCACGAGCTCCCACCTCCTTCCGAAGCCAGCGCAGCGAAGAAGGCCCGCCGGATGCGGTTGCGGTATTTCTTGCGGACGCGGGCCCGCTTCGCATGGAGGGCGTAGTGGCGCCACTTGGGCGGGGCCCGGCGCAGTATGAAGTTGTCGAGCGTCTCGCCGAAGAAGTCCGCGAGCGTCCTGATGGCCTGAGCGGCCCACTCGATCATGCGGTTGATGGCCTCGATGATGTTGTCGAAGGCGTCGAGGATCCGCTGCACGGCCTCCGGGCTGAGCTTCATGCTGCTGGCGGCCTCTGCGACGCGCTCGACGGCCTCCTCGGTGGCGTTGGGGTAGTGGTCGGCCACGACCTCGACGAGGGCAGCGTGGGCGTCTCTGGCCCGCTGTGCGGCCTCATAGTCGGCGACCGTCATGCTGCCGTCGTAGGTGTAGGGGTTGATCTCGTCCTCCGGGCCCTCGACCAGCCGCTCGCTGAAGGGGAGGCCGGCCTCGGCCGCCTGCTGCCGGGCCGCCTCGATGTCGGCCCGGGCCTGCGTGAGGGTGTCGTCGTCGGCGAGGGCATTGGTGCCCCGCTCGTAGTGCCAGCGGATGCCGGCGGCGATGTCGTCGATGGTCATGTCGCCGAAGTGGCCGAGGTAGTAGCCGTTCAGGACCACAGCCCGGGGGTCGAGGCGCAGAGCCTCGAGGGCGTCGTTGATGTCGTCGGTCTCCCACTCGTTGTTGCCGAGGTCGCTCCAGACGGTCAGGGCGTGCCACGAGCGGCCGGTGCGGTAGACGATTACCCAGCCGATCCCGTCGCGGATCTCGCTGGCGTACTCCCGGGCGACTTCTTTCAATGCTGCCATGCTGGCGCCTCCTCTCTGATGATACGGGCGACCGTGACGAGGTCGTCGATGTCGTGCTTGGTGATGTAGGTGTCAGCCTCGGAGAGCCCGAGGTGCCGCAGCAGCGGCTCGGGCCCGTCCAGCAGGAAGGTGTGGACGGCCACGGCGTTCAGCCGGTAGACCGTCACCTCCACGATGCAGCGGCCGCCGTCGTCCTCCAGCTCGGCCGGGAAGGAGGCCCGGCAGAGCAGCGAGGCGTCAAACTTCGGGGCGGCCGTCGCGGCCGGCCCCGTCGTGATGTCCTCGACGAACCGCTCGAAGGCTTTGCGAGGGATAGAGCTGCGGTACCTTTCGAGGAGCTCGTCGGAGAGGGTGAGGATCGTGTTGCTGTTCATGGTGTCGCCTCCTTCAGCAGGCGTCGCCGTGCGGGCCGACCGTCATGACGTGCTTGATGTTTCCGTCCTTGTCCTTGTAGACTTCCTCGACACTGTTGTCTGCCCAGTGGAGTGTCTCGACGTGCTGCCAGCAGCGGGCGGCCTCTGCGGCTTCTGCCTCTTGTCGCGCCTCCTTCTGGAGATCCTTCAGCCGGTTGTATTCTTTTATGGTCATGCTGTCGAGCGGCTCGCTGAGCGCGTAGTCTCCGAGGTAGTAGGTGGTGAACGTCTGGTGCCATCCGGCGTTGTACCATCCGCTCGTCACTTTTTCAGCGAAGGCAACGAGCTCGGCGTCGTCCGTGATGGGGCCTCTGCGCCGCTTCTTGTAGATGAACTCGTCGCGGCTGTATGTCGGCTGGCCGTCGACATATCCGAAAACATTGGGATCGTAGGTCATGGTCTTGCTCCTTTCATCTTGGCCCGGCCTCGGCCGGGGTGCTTGGCTATCAGCAGCAGGCGAAGATCGCCGCGATCTGCGCCTTGGTGGCCCGCTGGAAGCGGGAATAAAAAACACGACCGCCGACTTCTTGATTGATGGCGTAGTGGCCGTCGGCGTAGCGTTTAATGAGCCACACCTTTCGGGTCAGGGTCGTGTTGTTTCTTCTGCTTCTCATGTGGGGCGTCTCCTTTCTTCGGCCCGGCGCCGCCGGG